ACCCTCCAGGTCCGTCTCCCGGACCGGTTGACCGCACTCGTCCCAGCGGTCCATGGGCATCCAGCGAATGGACTGCTTGACCCACTGGTTGAGGCGCAGCTGCCGGAACATGTTCTCATCAGCCGGTGTCTCGAGCGCTTTGTGATAGGCATCTCGCACCTTGTCAATGGAGATGGTGTGCCCCAGGGAGGGGTTTGACTTGTACCAGTTCTTCTCATCCTGCCAGTCCGCGTCATCGGGCAGGCCAAAGACCACGGGGTAGAACCTGGGGGCTATTTTTCTGCCCTGCAGGATGTCCAGCGCCTTGGCGTGCACCTCCCAGCAGATGGAATTGCGATCCGTGCCCGCGGTGGTCAGGAAGATCCATAAAGGCTGCTTTCTGGCGTCACCTGAGCCCTGGGTCATGACATCGTAGAGTGCACGCGTGGGCTGGGTGTGCAGCTCATCAAAGATGCAGGCGGAGACGTTCAGGCCGTGCTTGGTGGCAACCTCGCTGGAGAGCACCTGGTAAATGCTGCCAGTGGGCTGGTAAATCATGCGCTTGGTAGAAGGCACGATCTTGATGCGCTTGTGCAAGGCCGGGCTTTGCCTGACCATGTCCACGGCCACATCAAACACAATACCAGCCTGCTGACGATCCGAGGCGCAGGAGTAAACCTCTGCCTTTTGCTCGTCATCATTGACCAGCATGTTCAAGGCCAGGGCGGCACCCAGCTCGCTGTTGTGTGTTGGAACAAAGGAAGGGCCTGCAAGGTAGAGCCTGGAAGGGCTGTCCACTTGCAAACAGCGCATGGGCACTGGGTGGGGGAGGGGCTCAATGTCGCGGATGTAGTGAAAGCAGGACCGCGTTTCTTTTGTTCGTGGCCTGTCACGTTCGGACTTCCGCTGCAGCCTGGAAGTTGGTTGGTCCTCAAAGGTTGTGAAGCGGATGGTATAGAGCGTTTCTCCTGTTGCGGCTCCGTACCTGGTGGACGGCGACAAGGTCATGGCATTCTTGATGCCCAGCGACCACAGAAGCTCGCGCACGCTTTCTGCCAATTGTGCAATGGTGCTGACATAAACGCTCTGGGACTTCACCGTGCTGATGCAGCCATCCGAGTCCATGAGCCCCTGCAATAATGCCCAGCGCTGCGCTTGGGATGCGCGAAGGTACTCAGGCCGGATCACCTTATCCCTGAAACTGGTAAGGAGCAGTGGCTTGAGCGCAGGGACTCGCAGTACCACGCTGCCACCACCCTTTTGCATCCACATTGAGCTAATCGGATAGGGAATGTTCTCCATGATCCGGTCTTTATCACAGGTTCGGACGGTCAACTCGGGATTCACCGCATGCCCATTGCCCAACCAGTATCCATACACATAGGGGTCAAGGGGCAGGTCCTGGGCTGGGGTTTGTATGGCTCCTGCCACTGAGATACGTACCAGAGAGCGCAGGGCATCCTTTTTTCCATGATGGCGTTCCCGGAAGGCGATTGTTTTGCGATAGATTTCACCGGTTGTCAGGATCTTGGATCGGTTCCCATTGTTGGTGACCTGGACTTGCCAGAGGTGCCCTTCCCCTGCGTCAATGTGGCTGCCATCCCTAAAGGTGATGCGGTAGCAGGTTTCAGTATCGTCAACAGCACTAAACCCCAGCACGCGGCAAGGTTGGCCCAACTCGTCAAAAACTGTATCGCCCACCGCCATCTCACCCATGGTCTTCCAGCCACTTATCGTTGGAATCGGGGTATCCAGGCTGAGCTGTTTCCCGTTTTTCTTGCCAATCTCGATATAGACCTGTGAGAATTGGCGCATGGTCGGGTCTTCATCCCTCACTGTGCCGAAAACATCGTTGATGATCTTCTCTTGCCAGGGCAGTAGCTTGAATGGCTTTCCATGGAACTCGCCCTTGGTATGCTTTAGGCACTGGACAAAGTCGCGCACGCGTTTGGCCCGGATCTCGTCATAGGGCATCTTTCCACCCGCCCCTGAGCAGCAGTTCCATGGGATCCTGGTTATAACCTTCATCCACCTTCCCACCAGCAGCGATGATCCTTGCCCTGCAGGCAGGGGTCAGACCAAACTCGGTGCAAAAAGACTGCATGATCTTCAAGTTCTGCTGTGCGATGGATACCTGGGGTACTTGCTGTACATAGCCGGAGTGCGTCCTGAAGATGGAGCCGTGCTGGGAGATGAACTCCTCAGCTTCACGCCAGCGGGCATAGGCTTGGCAATAGCCCGCAAAGGCGGTCAGGTCCACCATGGTCAAAACGCCCATGGCCTCCAGGGAGGCAGCCAACCGCTTCCATTCTTTCTTGGCCTCCGGCATCAGCCAGATAGGACACTTAATCTGACCCTTGGGCGGTGTGGGTTCGGATTCATTCAAAGGGCGCTTGCCCGGGTTGCCTTCCAGCAGCTTGATGGCTGTAGGCTTGGGCTTCCGCCCTCTGACTGCCATGCGTGCACCCCTCCTTTGTGAGTTGCATTGAAAAAACCGCCCGGAGGCGGTCTGGATGACTGGTTGGTATGGGTTTAGGGCTCACCGACATCTACGGGCTTGGTGCCATACTTGATGCGGTGGCGCTCCTGCTGTTCCGGGGTCTTGAAGGCGGTATGCCCCATGAGCCCTTCCAGCAGCAGGTGGCGGGATTGTTTGTGCTCTTTTTCGCCCATGCCGATGCGCACCAGCCAGGCGCGCAGGTAGAACTTCTCATTGTCTGAGACGGTTTCAGCAGACCCTACGCGCTTGGCTTGCTTGCAGGAGGCGACAATCGCCGAGGCCAGCTCCATGAGCGCCTTCACGCGGTCCGGGTCCTCCTGCATCGCAAAGGCGAAGGCGACACGGTCCTCCGTGAATGCCAGTCCCTTGCAGGCATCCTCAGGGAGTGCCTGGTAGATAGCCAGGAAGTCCGCAGCGCTCTGGGGGGCCTTGGCTTTGAGTGCTTCGACCAAGTCTGCGCTGATACGGAAATACTCCCCGCGCAGCACCCGGTTGAGCAGGTACTGCTTGGAATGCACCATGTTCACGAGGTTGGTCAGGTGAATGCCATCCATGCCAGCGGTTGGGAGGTTGACCAGAAAGAGCTCAATGTCCTCTTCTAGCCAGCCCTTTTCCATGAGGAAGGGGCGGATCTGCTCCAGCAAGGTCTCGTTGTCGGACTGGATGCTGCCCTCCCGAGTCACCAGCAGCTCACCAACCTGGTAAGCGAAGCTTGGCGGACCCTGATACTGGGACTCAATGCCCAGCTCCTTGGCTATCGCCTTGGCCATTGTGGACCGGTTCTCGGTTTTCGTTTTGATTTCCATGTGGAGGCCTCCTTTCGATGTATGGCATCTATCACTCAAGGCCAGGGAATAGTCAAGTCATTTTTTCTTGTTTTTCAATGGGTTTGGGCACCTTGTCATAGATAAATTTCTCGCCGTTGCGCAGCAGGAAGACCTCAAACGAGATCAGCGCTTTTCTTTGGACCGTTCTGCTGATCATCCACGCTTGCGTCCTGGAAAGATAAGTCATCATCTGAGGGCTGGTAGACAGACGCGCACGCCAGTTTCTGGCCGTTTCTGAGAACGAAAATATCATCTGTATTGCCTTTGGTCGCAGCATAGCGCCGCACAATCACAGAGGCATACTTGGGATCCAACTCCATGAGGCAAGCCTTGCGGTTCATCTGCTCAGCCGCCATGAGGGTAGAGCCGGAACCACCGAACAAGTCCACCACAATGCCATTCTCCTGAGAGGAGTTCTTGATGGGGTAGGCGATCAAGGGGAGGCTTTTCATCGTCGGGTGCAGTTTGGATTTCGTCGGTCTGTCAAACTCCCAGATGGTGGTCTGCTTCCTGTCGCCATAGAACTTGTGGCGAGCGGTGTCCTTGAAGGCATAGATGATGGGCTCATGCCGCATCTGATAGTCCATCCTGCCAATGACCAGGGAGTTCTTCACCCAAATGCAGGTGGTTGAGTAATGGAAGCCTGCATCGACCACTGCATTGAAGAAGTTGACCTTTTCAGCGTCCGAATGAAAGACATACAGCGCTCCGCCGTCTGCGAGGTGTTCGTAGATGTTCTTCATAGCGGAGAGCAGGAACTCATAAAACTCCTTGCCCTTCAAGGTGTCGTTCATGATCTTCATGCCAGTACCGCCCGTGTAATCACAGCCATAGGGAGGATCCGTAATGCAGAGGTTTGCCTTTTGGTCATCCATCAGCTGCTGCACATCATCACTGTGCGTAGCATCGCCACACAGGAGACGGTGGCGGCCGAGTAACCAGACGTCGCCTTTTTCGACAAAGGGCGCCTCTTCTAGTGCTTTCTCTACATCGAACTCATCGTCCGTCACATCCTTATGATGTACCTGGGAAAACAGATCAGCGATTTCGGCAGCATCAAAACCGGTTGCGCCCAGGTCATAGCCAGCGGACTGGAGCTCCGAGAGCAAGTCAGCCAGGGCGACCGGCTCCCACTCACCGACTGCTTTGTTGAGCGCGATGTTCAAGGCTTTCTCATCCTGCGGGTTTTCAATGTGTACCACCACGCAGTCGATCTCGGTTGCGCCTTCTGCTACCAGCACCTTGTGGCGTTGGTGTCCTCCGACGATGTTGCCTGTCACCTCATTCCAGATCACAGGATCCACATATCCGAACTCGTGAAGGCTGCGCTTGATCTTTTCATAGGCCGGATCACCAGGTTTTAGGTTCTTGCGCGGGTTGTATTTCGCGGGCTTGAGTTTCTCAACGGCAATCCGCTGCAGGTTCATCTGCGTATTCAAGAGGTACCTCCACATTGTTTGTAATAAGGGTTAATAAGCCGCTCACAGGGGCGGTTTTTTGCGTTCCGGGCCAGATACCCCCACCCCTCAATTTCGCGAAAACTCACACGAGAGGAGGGCGCGGTCTCACTTTTTTGCACTTTTAGAGGTTGATGACCCCCTGGGGGTCGGCGCCCGGCCCGGGCGGGCAACCAGTCGTGCGGTGGTGCGCCTGGGCGGGTGGCCTGGGCGGGTGGCCTGGGCGGGTGGCCCGGCGGTCGGCCTGGCGGTCGGCCCGGGTGGTCGGCCTGGGAGGGTGTGCCCGGTGGCCCGGTGGTCGGCCCGGGTGGTCGGCCCGGTGGTCGGTCGGCAGCCCTGTGGCCCGGTGGTCGGTCGGCAGCCCGG